TCACGAACTCCTTTGGCTGCCGTAGTAATAGTTGGCGTAATTGTTCGAGGCGCTGGACAGACCTGACCCGACGCCGGAGATGCCCGATCCTTGGGCTTGTCCGCTTGCCAGGTTGAAGTTGCCCTGTGCGGCTGCGCTCGAGGTGCTCGCCGTCGTCAAAGCGTTCGCGGAATTTGCGCCAAGCTGGGCCGTGCGGAAAAGATCGTCCAGCCTTGTCTGGTATTGCTGGGACAGGGCGTTTTGAGAGTAGCTCTGAAGGGCAGCAAGGGTGTTTCCGGATAGGCCCATGCCTTGAGCCGCGTTCTGAGCCTGGATTTGCTGAAGACCGTAGTTCACGCTCGACTGGAAACCCGGATCGTTCTGGAAGTTATTATAGTATGCCTGCTGCGCTGCCGATCCATTCGCTCCGGTTGCGTTATTGTAAAGGTTCAGCGCGTTCTGGCCGCTTTGCAGGAAGGGCTGTTCATAGCCGACAGCCTGATTGAAGCGCTGCTGCTGAAGCGCCGCCGACTGGCTCGCGGCGTTTGCGGTAGCCTGGGCTCCAAAATAATTTCCAAGTGCCGAGGCTGCTCCTCCTACGAGGAGGGGAAGGGCTGCTTCTGCCATGGGATGTCCTTTGAATACACGGTTTCGAGGGGTTGATAGTCGAGACGGCCGAGCAGGGTCAGTGTGCGCTGGTGCCGGCCGGCGACGATGAGCCGACGCGCGCCCGTGCTCTTCGCCCAGGCTTCGAACGCACGAAGCAGAAAGGCGCCATATCCCCTGGCATCGGGAGTGGCGTACCAAGCCGTCTTGAACGCTGTCGGCTCGCCGTTCAGATAATGGGGCGCGACGACGCCGCAGAGCGCGGCCACGATAGGGTCGCCGGCGACAAGGAAGACGCGGTCCCGATCCATGGCATGAGAGATCGCGAAGCGCGCGAGCTGCATGGGATCGGCATTGCGTTTGGCTTCCTCACGATAGAATTGCATACCGAGTTCCACAAAGCGCGCAACATCGTCGGCGGTGCCGCGCCTCACGGGCGAGGAGGCAGCGCTCATGTGGCAAGCCGGTTCTGAGAGCGAAGGACGGCGAGAAGAGCGTTCACGGCGTTCGCAACCTCGGTTGGCGTCGGATCGAGGGAGAGGCTTGCAATTGCGTCTCCCTGGATAAACTCGATGCCCTGAAAGAAATCGCGGTATTGCTTGTCGAGCTTTCCCGTAGCGGGATCGACAATATAAGGACTGGCGGGCGCATAGGTTGTTGAGATCGCCATGCTGTTCAGCTCCTGGGGAAGCGCGTAGGACGTGATTTTCCCACCGATCCAATGCCCATAAATCCAGTTCGGACTGTCGCTCCAGACCGAGTCGTAGAGGGGAAAATACGGATAGGGGCGGGCATCCCACGTATAGATGCTCACCCGGCTCAAATCGACCATGCGGCCGGGATAAAGGGCGCTTTGCGGATTTCGGTCCTCGGTGAACTCCGGATCGCTCGCGTTGAAAAAGCGCAGCATCGAGTCGAGGGTGCGCCGCTGTATGAGATAGTCCGAGGTGCTGTCGGAGAAGTAAGGGATCGCACTTTCCGACGACTTCGGATCGTAGAACACGTTCGGCTGGTTCGACCCCTTGTCGATCGAGGGGCAGCCGAGTTCCGTGAACCAGAACGGCTTCGATTGCGGTATCCAGGCGGTCGGCGTCGAGAGCTCCACCCCTCCCGGACGATTGAAATGCTGGTTCGACCACCAGTTCCAAATATCCTTGTACCGGAAGACCCAGGGCTTGCCGAAGGCCCCGTCCGTGATCGGTGTTCGCCTCTGGGCGGAGCGGTCGGTCTCGCTCGCGTAGTACCACGCGTAGCCCTCGCCGCCGCGGACATTGCCCATGAGGTAGTCGTAGTCGGTGATGGCGGTCAGCGTGCCGTCGGGCTTTACCACTTCGTCGGCATTGGGAGCGGTGTCGCGCCAATCCGAGAGCGGCCAATAGTTGTCGAAGGCTATCGCATCGATCTCGGGGGCGGACCAAAGCGGATCCAGGTGAAAGAAAACGTCGTTCGAAGCGTCGTCGGGCTGGTGACCGAACCATTCCGACCAATCCGCCGCATAACTCAGCTGCGCGTTCGGTAAAAGCGCCTTTACCTCCGCCGCAAGCTCAACCAAGGCGGTCACAAAAGGATAGCTGCCTTCCGCATCGCGCAACCAGGTCAACCCGCGTAACTCGGTCCCCAAGAGAAAGACGTCGACGCCCCCAGCAAGCGCGCAGAGATCGGCATAGTGGAGCACGAAAGCGCGGTATTGGGCGACGAAGGCGGCCACTTCGCTTTGTACCCCGACGGTTTTGTCCGCGGTTCCGTAGTCCTTCGTAATGCGGCCGCGCCACGGATAGGCCGGCTGGCCTAAGGTTCCCGTATACGGATCGGGCAGTATGTTTCCCGCCGGAATATCCATGAGAACGAAGGGCGTGAAGCCGACCTTCAGGCCACGGGATCTGAGGTCCTTGATCGCGGCGACGACCGATTGATCGTCCGGAGTGCCGCCATAGGCCGCCGCTCCGTTCACGGTCGAAACAAGGTGCGCTTCGCCCCGGTGAAGTCCGTTGCAGACCCACTCATGGGGTACGTCGTCGAACTGAACCCGCGTCACTCCGGGCCTGAGCGCGCAGGAGCCCGCGCGCAGGTCGTTTCCGTACCAAGCGACGTAAAGCGTGACGAGCCCGCAGTTTGTCAGCTGATTTTGCAGATCGTTGAGTGAATTCGCCCAGTCGCAAGCCACGCCTCCGATCCGGCCGGCGCTTGACGCCGCGCTATATTCCAGCGTCCATTCCGACGCGTCATAAACGCTGTAAGCATTCTCGGTTGAGACGAATTCGACGCCCGCGGTTATTTGATCGCGTAAAACTTCGTAAGGGGCATATCCCCATTCGGTCGCAGCCGGGATCATCGTGACCGCCCGGATCGCGTTCGCAAAGGCCGTCTCGTCGGCATCGAAGCCCTTGGCGATCCACCCCTGCGCGACAAACTCTGCGATAAGCGCGTTTACCGTTGCCGCGATTTGGGCCCAGGACGCATCCGCGGGAAGGTCTGGAATGGCGGGTCCGACGCGGCCCTTGAACTTCGAAAAGAATGCCCGCGTGTTGTTGTCGATCTTGCCATCCGGGCCGATCTGGAAACCGAAGCGGCTGAATAAATTCGCTTGTCCCGTCATGTCGTGATCGGCCTCACGCGTGCATCGGCGTTCAAGATTCCACGCATGACCGAGGAGGAGCAAGACAGGCGAAAGGTGCGGCCTGCTCTTCGCGTTGCGCCCAACTGATGGAAGCTTGCAATCGCGAGGCGTTCGCCCACCCGTCCGAGCCGGGCGATCCGGCCGCCCGTCCACGTCCGCCCTCCGTCGTCCGACCAATCGAGCATCAGCTTGGGATCCGCTGCCTCTGCGTTCGCGCCGGTGATGCCCGCACCTGGCAGAATATCCACATCGAGTTGATCGACGATCAGCCCTTTCGGAAAGGCATGCACCGGCGCCGACTGCGCAAGAAAGAGATAAGGATTGCCGCTTTCGGTTTCCGACGCATCGTCGACGACATGCAGGCTCCCATCCTGGCTTGAACCGATCACGACGTTGCCGTTGAACGATTCGAACCCTTGCGCGAACCAGTTCTGCAAGCCGCCGCTTTGCCGCTCATGCCAAAGGCCGGTGGCAAGGTCGAACTCCCATGTCCAATAGGGGCTTGTGACCGCATAGAAGTCGTGGCCGTTGAAATGGGTATAGACCGCCCGCAGCGTCCGGCGCTCATCCCACGTGAGGCTCGAGATCGCGCGCTCGAGCGCATGGGTCGAGATGCGGATGGGCTCCGACGCGGTGAGCTGGCGGACGACGCCGTTCTGATCGACCCACATCAGCGCGTCGGCGACCGTTGCGACGGTGTGTTCGGCGACGCAGCCGATGTCGATGTCGGCGCGAATGCGGGCGAAGGCGAACGGCGTGGTGCCCGCGTCTTCCCAGATCTCGAGGCTCGACTCGCCGAGCGCGATGAGCGCGCCGCGGTGCGTTACGATGCGGCGAAGCCCATCAGCGGTGCTGGAGGCTGTCGCATAGGAAAGTGCATTCACGGTCAGTGCGTCATTCAGCGCTGTGTGAAAAATGCGCCCGTCCGGGATCGAGAAGACCAGATAGCCGTCCAGAAAAGTCACGCTGTTCGGCGCGGGCAGCGTAGAAAGATTGGGCTCCGAGATCGTATTCGGTCCCGTATCGAGGACGTAATACGCGCCGTCGGCTACGATCCCGATCTGGGGATTGGTCCGTTGATTGTCGGCCATGATTACCAGGGAGCTGCCGGCGATAGTCCCAGTCACGGCGGTGGCGTTCCCCTGGTCGTCCAGCAAAGCCGCTGCCGTGCCGCCGACGACGTACAGCCCCTTCCCATAAACGTAGAGCATTCCCCTGCAGGGGCCGTTGAGGCCTGTGCCCCCCGTATCGAAGCGCGATGTACCAGGCACGGCATAAACGGGGAGCGGCGATTTTGCAGCTTGTCCAAGCGCCTCGGCATAGCCGTTGAGCAGGCGCTGAACGCTGGCAAAACCGCTCTTGTCCGGATTGGACGTATGTCCGAAATCCACGGCGACCATCGGATGACTCCTCCATTGCTGGATGGCCGGGCTTGACCCTCGGATCGTCCCGAAGGCAGGCTCCGGCCATCCCGCCCATCAACAAAAATGCTTGGTTTTCTCTGGATAACCGGGTCGAGACCGGTCATGACGTTCTTCGTGTCGTCCCGACTTTATTCAACGGAACCCGTACCGTCGAAGGCTCGGCATCCACGTGAGGCCGATGTCCTGGCTCGCTTGCGGCGCAGCGACATAATAGGCCAGAAGAGCCTTGTAGCCTTCGTCCGCCCGTTTCTGCGTCGATGGCTGCGGCTCAATTCCGCTCGCCGAAGCAAGCTCAACGGCGAGCATGGCTTTCGCTCCTTCGACAAACTGAGCGAGAAGCGGAAACGCATCGTTGAGCCCATAGGCAAGCGCCGGCGGAATTGGCGGCGTCGAGGTATCGCTTGGTCCGTATGGCGGATAGGCGCCGGACGCGTCCGTGATGTCGCCGTTCAGGAAGTCGTCGCTATAATAGATCCCGTCTACTTGCTGGATCGGGGGATTGGGGCCGCCTGGGAAAATCCCGTCCGCCGCCCAGGCATTCAGCATATCGTTGTAAGCGGAGAGGCCCGCCGCCGCCCGGTCGGGATCGAGATCGGAGCCGAGCGGAAGCAAACCGAGCCGCTGGTAAGCGCCTGCAATGACGTCACGAGCCGTTGTCATCGAGCTTCTCCAGGATCGCATGTTTCAACTGAGGCTTCGTCCAGCCGGTATCGAAGTTCACCCCGCAATCGGCCGCCAGTTGCATCAAGCGCTGGCGCGACATGCGGTCGAGCTTCTCCCGGTTGGTCAGTTCCTGGGCCGGGACGGGATCGGGCTCTGCCATGTGAAGCCTGCCGGGCGGCGCGTCCCCGAGGGGAGCGGGAAATCGCTCCCAGCCCTCCTCGTGCGGAATGTGGTCGGGATGTCCGAAAAGGCGTGCCTCGCCCTTTCGGTACATCCACACACGCGTATCGGTCATCACTGACCCTTCATGAGGCCGAGGCCGACCAGCGTGGCGCGGATCTCGTTCAGAAGCGTGAGGATGGCGGTCGCCTGGGCTTGGCTGAAGCCGTAGGGCGTCGCGTTGGTCGGAGCCGTCGCCGGAACGGGCGCCTGCGCGGAGCCCGAGCGCTGCGCCACTGGGGTCGCGTTGTAGAAGGCGATCAGGTCATTCGCGCTTTGGCCGAGCACGGTGCCGTCGGGATTGCCGTCGGAAAGCTGTCTTACGGGCATGGGGGTCTCCAATTCGTGGGTGCCCCCTCGTGGGGGGTGGGTTGGGGTCAGGGAGGGTTGCCTGTCATACCGGCCGCCAGCCTTTTGACCGCTTTGCCGTTATTCACTCCAAAGCGGGAATCCGTGTTGAAACAGTGCTTTAGCTTGTCGAAACATGGGTCCCCGTCTCCGGGGAGACGGCACTGGTGCGGTCGATGGTTTCGGCGGCGGGTATCGCGCGCCGCCTCGGCGTTAGCTCGACGAGCCGGAAAGCCGCGTGGCGAGGTCGGGATAGATGGGCTTCACGCCGTAGAGAATATCGAGGCGCCACATATTGATGTCGTTCACGATGTCGTAGTCGCAGATCACGCGGATCGAGAGGCCCTTGTAGCTTTGCCGCGCCTTTTTGATCGCGCCTTCCGGCAACTCCATCGGCACCATGCAAAGCGCGAACGCGTTTTCGTGAAAGACAAGGTTCTGCGGGTAGGAAGCGCCGGCCGTGCCAACGAAGGTTAGGGCGGCGTTCTGGGCGGGCGCGGCGCTCACGGTCTGATACTGCCCCGAGACGATAATCGCGGGCGATAGGGTGATCGCATCTGCGGTGCCCGTTGCAGTCACAGGGGCGGCGACGACGAACTGCTGAAGGTAGGGGAGAACCTGCTTCGTCACGGGGTTCACTGCGTAGACGCCGGCGATCGAGAAGACATCTCCTTCGTTGAGCGTCGAACCGGCCGTGAGGCCATCCACAAGGATCGCCGTCTGATTGGTGTTCATCGAGGCGAGGTAGGTGGTCACGCCTGTATTGGTGACGCCGTTCGCCGAGGCGGTCGCGGATATCACCGGCGTGCCAGCGTAACTGCCGACGGTATAGTTGATGACGTTCTGCGACGAGTAGCAGTCGGTGTTGCCGACCATCGGCAGCTTGGATTTCTCGAGCGCGGTTCGCGCGACGTCAGGAACGTACAGGCCGGTGAAGCTCGACGCCATGCCGTAGAAGTCCGCGGGAGAAAGGCAGGCGGCGCGGGGCGTCGGCACCGCCATCTCATCGAGGCGCTGCGGTCCGTGGATAAATGACTTGTAGCCTGACAGGGTCTGGCCGGGGGTTCCGACCCAATTCCATACATATTTGTAGAGCGATAGCACATCGAGATCGACCTGATTGGCCAGCGCGATCATGGGGTGCTTTAGATAGCGCTCGGCGAAACGGTCGATGGTGAGAGTCAGATCCTTGGTCGGAAACCGCAAGTCTACGCCGCGTTGCGTGTCGACGACGATTTGAACCTTGCCCTCGGTCGCATCCTGCATTTGGGCGACGGGGCCGGTTCGCACTGCATATTTCACGGGCCGGCGGATCGTCAGCGTATCGCCGATCTTTGTCTCGCCGAACTCGTTTTCGTAAGCGCGGTAGACCATCTTCGCCGCGACAAGATTATTCTCGAGCTGCATCAGGCCCTCTTTGGCGATGATGCTGGGGGTAAGTAGCGTGGAAGCCATCGGGCTTTGCTCCATGTGGTGGATAGCGGCAGTGAAGACCCCGAGGATTGCGCGTCATGGCCGCCCTTGAGGCGGCCATCCAGACTCTGGTCATGACTCGGGGGCGGTCATCTGGATGGCCGGGTCAAGCCCGGCCATGACGAGGTCGATCAATATCCGCGGGCGCGGCGGTAATCCTCGAAGCTCATGTCTTCGAGCGCCTGTCCGCCGCTGCCGCCCCGGCCGGACAGCGTCCCAACCGGCTGCGGCGCGCGGCTGATCGAGGCTTGGCCATTGGAAAGGCGGCCCTCCAAGCGCGCGATGGCAGTCGCCTGGGACAGCGGCGGAAGACTCGCGATCTTGGCGGCCTCGGATGGATTTTTGCCCAGGTAGTAGGCGATTTCGGCGCCCCGGCTCGATTCGCGGATCGCGTCGGCCATGATCGGCGTCACCGCGAGGTTGGGATTATGCGCAACGGTATCGAAGTCAGGCACCTTTCGGCGGAACTCGGCCGTCGACTCCGCCCAGGCGTCTTGCGCAGCCCGCGCCGCGAAGTCCTGGGCTTGGGCGGCCTGCCTGGCGAGCAAGTCCGCGCCGACATCGCGAACGGCTTGTTCGGCGACGGCGCGGGTATAGTCTTCCGGCGCACGGTAGTCTTCTGGCCGGCCCGGTCCTTGCCTGCGCAATGCCTCCGCCTCCGCCGCGCTTCGAGCCGC